GCGGTCATCGCATAAGGGCTGCTGTGAGTGTCAGTTGCTACGTATGCCGGGCTATTCAGGGCCACTGGGCCGGCAACGGTTAATTCTGAGGTCGTGTTTGCAGTAGTAACCCCAATCCCGAGTCCTGCCCCACAGAGTGTCATTCCCAGCCCATTGTTAATTCCGAAATTGAGGGGGCCATTTTGCACATTGACCAAATACGCGGCATAGCCCCCATGGTATATGGATGTCGACGCTGTAGCGTCGTCAAACCCGAATACAATTCCCCAAGCTGCGGCGGAATTCGTTATATTGATTTGATTTCCCGCGTTCCCATTTGACAAACCAGATGAAAAGGTGGCAGTGAATCCGGGATTGACCGTTTGATTTCCTACCACGGTGAAGGCATTTCCGGGAGCTATGGTATTGACTCCGGCTCTGCCAACGCCACCGTAATCCATCAGGGAAATAACAGGGCAATAAGTAGTGCTTGCGCGATAGTACCCCAGATCCATTCTCTCGCCAATGCCGTTGACAAATTGAGTGCGGATACCGCACGCATAATTTGAGGAATTATCGGACATCCACAGCGTAGGCAATGCAGAATACATGTTAAACAAGCCAACGTTTTGCGTGCCGATGCCAACCCCCAGCGGCCCGGCAATGGTTGCGCCGTTGGCAAGGTGAAGTGAATCTCCGTTGACGCAGATGCCGGATTGGGAGAGCGTGGACGCGGTGAGGCCGGTGCTCGCGCTGCCCATAGGGATGGTGCCGGCAGAAATGTTTGACGATATCGCAGAGGCAACCGCCGCCTTGCTAGCGTGCCCGATCACGCCATTGGTAAACCACGCGCAGGAGTCGCCGAGCGTGGCAATTGCCGGAGCGCCGGAGAAGTGCTGAGTGCGGGTTCCAATTGAATCCACTCGCACGCGCCCAATGTCCGCAGAGTCTGTTTTGAACAGCGGAAGCGCGAACACATGAACCGTCAACGCGAGAACGATAAAAAATAGTTTCATACGCTACCTCTTGCTCAGTGGAATATAAAAGCCGTGGTCCGTTCCATCATCAGGAAACACCAGCCGTATCTGTTCATTGCCTGTTCCGATATCTGTTGACAACATCCACGGCACCACCGTCCCGGCGACAGCGGCAGGGGCGGAAGAGAGGATGGGGAAGTCGTGTGACACGGTATGGTATCCGCCCAAATGGTCCCTATACGCCATAAGGAGTGTGTCTGTTTCCTGCCCCCATTGACAAATACCCAAATTTGCCATGAGGTCAGCCCGAGTGTTGTTGATATGGTATATATGCTCGCCGGTGGCCCCGGCCTTGTTTACCACGTTACCCATTATATGTTCCCCAAATCTTGCGCTGTTTGGTAGAGTGTTGGGTTGTCATAGTAATCCTGCCATTGCGCGAGAGAATCCATTTGCACATAATAATCCTGAATCAGGCTAAAAAAAAAGCCGTCGGGATGTCCTGCAAAAGCACTATGTCAACTTTGATTGAATTCGCATTCTTGTTTTTCTCGATGCCCTCGACAAGTACCTTGATGCTCCATCCGTTCGTTTTGTGTGGGTTGTTAAACAATATTTTTTTTCCCACATACCAATCCCTCGCAGGAACTCCAGCTCCAGGGGTTCCGCTTCCGTCCGCTGGAACGAGCACATACGGCACAGTAAAACTTGTCCGGCGCAGCGGCATCCACGCAACCCAATCCGTGATGAATTTGAGCGCGTCGGAATAAAGAACAACTTCTTTACAATCAGTCATGTCGCTTGGCGGAGTAATCAGCGTGCGAAAGCGCGTCCAAAGTGCGTTACACGCATTCCAAATCTCTTCTCCATCGGTGCCCTGAAACCCAGGCGTGTATACGGGTTGCCAACCAGACCCCGCCGCGAACTGAGGGCTCTCTAGAGTTCCCGTTCCAATCCATTCAGAGTCAGAGGAATTGAGAACTCGCAACTGACAATCGTATTGGTTTGTACCGGGATTGTATGAATAATTTACAAACGGCTCGACAAAAACATCTTCCGTCTTTGGCTCCGTCGTATCGCCAACCTGCCCCAACATGTCTTTGAACGTCACTATAGTATCAGGGATACTTGCGTCGGAGAGTTGCGGATCAATGTAGTTCACACACTCAAAACCCTGTTCGTCTTGACGTGAAACAAGAAAATATCGCTTGCAAAGATCGGATTTTATTGAATCAGTCCAGCCCTTTTTCTCTTCGGTAATCTGGAAAACAGGCGAGAGGGCCTTGATAGTGGAAAGGCTCGAATCATCGAAAGACCCCGCTCCGCTCGTTTTGATCTTTGCGTTCGGGCAATACCGCTTTCCATATACAACCAAGTCGCCAACCTCTGCCCAATTCTGAGAGCGGCACACATGCTCAAAAATGTCAATAGGATTCGTCATGAGAGCTGTTGCTGTCTTGCGTGAGCCCCAAGTATCGCTGAAGGTGCGGCCGGAGAAGATGGCAAATAATTCCTTAGAAATATCAGAGTCAAGTTGACAAATTAGGCACAACTTGTACAGACTTATTACCTCTTGAAAATATTCTTCAGAAGCAAAAAATCCCCGGCCCAAAATCATGGACATTTTTGAAATTGATCTGATATTGGCGACAGACTTAAAATCATCAAACTTGAGGAGTTGATACCCTTGCAGTAAAGTGTATCCGACCGCACCACTAAAGGTATATATTGGATTATAATAAAAATCAACATTGTTCTTGCTTGGTGCATTTTGTCTAAAATAAAAATCTGGAATATTAAGCATTGACGCTCCAGACGCGCCACTGAGATCAAGCCCGTCGATATAGTACTGCCCCATAGATACGGTCTGGGAACTAATAGGGCTTGCAGAACCAAAAAACCTTCTCCACAAAAAGCGCCATTCCCAATCATTCACGTTTTCAACATTGTATGGGCCATAAACTCCATCTAGGCCATGCTTCAGCATGGAAGTAAGCATGACGCCAAGATAATATTGACTATATTCAAGAACAAGACTACTAATAGGCAAGTCGAAATCGTAGGCTGCAAAAAATTCCAGGAGTGGGTTACCTGTTCTATTGGCAACCTGAAATTCAATGGCACAATAAGACGCGGCATCTGCATTGGATATGTTTTCCGCCACATTTGGAGAAACTCCCAGATTGCTTTCTATAAAAGTAGCGTAACTTGTTTTTGAATAAATATTGCTTCCTGCCTGAATAGTCGCACGGTCTGCAAGGCCCAAAACAGACAAATCAGATTGAATGTATTTTGATAAGTTCAAACATGGAAAAATGTCGAATGTCGAAACCCTTGAAGGATCATCCTGAAATTGTTTTAGGTCAAAAATAAACCCATTTGTAAGCGCCGTTTCTCCAGGGAGATTTTTTAACGTAAAGCCATATGGAGGGATAACAAGAAATCCGCACGGCGTAGGATTTACAGGCTGCAACGTTATGGTTTGCGCTCCTCCTGTTAAATCTATTTCTTGATTCGCTGCCGCAGGAGTCTGTTGGATTTGTTTAATCCCAGAATTGAAAACCATTATCTGCGCAAAATTTGCAAGAGCATTCCCGCTTACATCTTCAAAACCTTTGCAGGGCCAATTATCGGCAGAAAATTGGAACGGGATATCTATTATTTCAATCCACGTTGTAGGATTGGTGTCGAGCCATGAATAATCTCCAAGCCCTACAGCCCCGCCAAGCGCAGGTGTCCACCCGTTGCTAGGGGAATAAATCTCTTTGTCAAAAAATGATTCTAGAGTTATGTCTAAAACTGTATTATCTGCGCCATCTGTTGAGCTAGACGCGATTTTTCTAACTTTTCCAACAACCGAAGAGGGATCAGGATACCCTGCCGACTTAGCCGCACTTGATAATTCTGCGGAAATTACCTTGATATATTTCCCTGCATACCAATTGGAAGGTGGCGGCCAAGAACCTTCCGTAGCCGTCCCAAATTTAATCTTAAATGTCAAAAACGGGCTCACATATTTAGGAGTAATGCCAATTACGCCTACAACGGGGAAGATGGCCGCTCCGGCCGGATCACAGAACCCAGCCGTAACTACGCCAGACTTAAAAACCGTATTGTCATTTATTCCAGCAATGACTTCGCCGGTTTGTGCGCGTATCGTATTGACTGTGTCCCATTCCGCAACCCTCATGAACTTTGCGTAAATATTCGGCCCTGTTCCTGCCCTTGGTCGAAATTCTCCAAACGAAATCGGCACGATCTGCCCATTTTTATCATCGGCCGCGAGCGGGTAATTGCCACTGATCGGATCGTTGTTGATTACCGTACCCATCTGCGCCCGGCGTTTGAAAACGTTGTTTTTTACCGGAATGCTAAGAATGGTTTCAGACCATGATGGATCCTCAATGGAAAATGTTGCAAGTTGTTTTGCTTCGACCGCCGCGCTGTTTGTCTCGGTACCAACGAATTCCCAAACCTCACAAATTAATCCAGGAAGTTTTATTCCCAATTCGTTTAACCGAAGCAACATTTGATTGGTGTCAATTACCGTTATTGTTGTGCCGTCAAAGGCTACCGGAGCCCCACCACGCGCAAGCGCGGCCTTTTCCTTGAGCGGACCAATCCCTTTTTTTGCAATTATTCCAGAGGCCCAACGCTGGGGGAAACTGCTAGAAACGGAAACAGTAAGCGGGTTTTCACTCCATCGTATTTCGGTTTGTCCTGTTGCGGTTGCGCCCGTATGTGTAGATGTCGCCGCTGCGTCCATCACAAGCGCAAGTGGGCTTCCTGTGATATTAGTCACCGTGTGACCGCCTGGGCCAAACCCAGCTGAAAACGTCAATAACTGCCCAATGTAAAACTTAGAAATATCATCGGGATTTACCGGAGATACCCAAGGGCTTGAGGCGGTTGTGTTCACAAGCGCCGAATCATTGTATAGGCCAAGCTCTACGTGTTCAACGGATGCCTGTACCGTGGGGAGAATGCGAACAGCCTGTATTCTGGTGTTGTGACTCACGCGGCCGCCTTCATCCACCAATTCAGCGGAATTGTAAACTGATTGAACGCATCATGAGTAATATCTAGCACTGTTTCCTGATCACTATGATTAGTGCCAAGGAAAAGCGAGGTATACGTTCCGCCGGCTCCTTGATCCATGCCAAACGCGTAGTAATCAGCCGGCGCAACAACGGTAATATCGTTTTGCCGATTAGCCGCAAGGTATGCCACAAGCGCAGTGGCCATACTCTGATTGCACGTCTGGTCGAATCCCGTCTCCCAGGAATCCCCAGCCGAACCAGCGTCAAGTGCGGCCGGGACTCCGCTGCGCGTGAGATCAACCTGGAACGCGTAGGATGCAACCGGTTTGAATCCGGGATACCGCAACCCCGAAACGCTCCCGATCTGAAATTTGCCCTGCGCAATGCGCGTTGGCAGGGAATACGACGGAGCCGAAACCATGACAAGCTCAAATTCGTCTTGAAACCATTTGTAGGGCTTGTAGAGTAGCCCGCTTTGATTGCGCGATACAACCTCAACGGTAAACGTCCCCATGTCGCCAAGGTCGGGGCCGAACGGAAAAAATCCAGTCGGTGAACTTCCGAGAGCCATTGTAATCGGTTCGGCTCGGCCCTCTGCGGCGTTCCTGAAAAATTCATTGAGAAGATTTTTTTGAGACGCTGGAAGCAACCACTTTGCAGCTTTGCATGTCCGATAATCGTAGGAAGCGCCATTGTCCCACAATGAGTACGCGCCGGTTTCAGCTTGTGAAAGAACAATCTGGAAATGAGCCTGCGCGGTATAGCCGTACTGTGGACGGTTTACCGTGACACTGTTGGAGCCATTGGCAAAGGTCAGCGTGTAGCTCACGGTAACATCTCGCTAAGTTTTCCGATGAACTTTTGAACACCAGGGGCTCCCATTCCTGCCCGCAGCTCAGAATGCAAAGATTCCGCAACACTCCCGTTAGAATTTATTGTCACGTTAAACGTGTGCCCGCTGGTATTTTGAGTGGTCTGGTGATTGTTCAACACCTGGGAACCGCGAGGGAGATATACGCGCTCGGGACCACGTTCTCCAACGTTCGCCCATCCGCCAGGAGCGTAGTTGGTGCCGGATGCAAAAGAGTCTATGCCAGCCCTCGCAGCTTGCGCGATAATCTCAATGCCCGCCGCCTCCCCCGCCCCAACAAGCAAACCCCAATATCCCTCTGAAGCGACGTTCTGCAACGTATTCGATGCAACCGCGGCGAGCGCCTGTTTTTCTATGGCATCAACGAGCATGTCTAGAAGGCTCTTTAACGCTTTGTGGAGATTGTATCCACCTTTTTCAAACCCACTTCCGATGGCGTGCCCCATTGCCTCGCCCATTTGCATAGATTCGTCAACGGCCTTTTTTTCCATTTCCTCTTTTCGCTTGTAATACTCCTCTTCGCTTTCGAGTTGAGCCGCGTATGAATCGTCGTTTTCTTTTTCAAGTTTTGTGATATTAAGAAAGTTTGCTTTCCCAACATTTATATCAAGGTCCATTTTCTCTTTTTGCAACGATTTGTATCTATCCAGTTGCGATTGCGATGTATTGAGACTTTTCAGAAAGCTGTCGCCAAGACTAATGTTGATATCTGATAGCATCTCTGCGTCACCCTGCATTTGCGAGACTTGACCCGAAAGCGCTTTGCTAACTCCATTCAATTCTTCGTCACCAGCAGAAGTCTTTTTTTCAGCCTTGCCTTTTTCATTTTTTAATTGAGACGGCGCGTTTGTCGCAGGCGTAAATCCTATCAATTCGTTTTTCTTTTTTATCAAATCTTCGAGTTGTTGTTTTGCCTCTGTCAATTCAGGATTTACCATCATCATTCCTGGAAGTCCAAAACTAAATGGCTGCGCCTCAAGCTTCTTTATCTTCTCGCCTACCAGCGCAATAGAAACACCAACCTCCTCAATCTCCCTGCGTTTGTTCTCAATATCTCCTGCGGAAAAAATAAAAGCTATCCCCCTGGCAAGCTCGGTAACGAATGGCATCACATTTTCTATCGCCGGCATTAGGCCAACAGTAAGTTCCGCACTCGCAACTTTCCAAGACAGGCTCATTGTGTCCTGAGCTTTTTTTGCTTCGTCAAGCCTCTTTATCACAGAATTGCTCAGGACAAGTCCATACTTATCTGTTTCAGTAAGAAGGGAGTTAATTTTGTCCTTACCCTGCGAAGCAATGGCAAACATTTCCTGGCCCGCCTTGCCAAACGCCTTTTGCGCGGCAGCAGCTCGTTCTGTCGGGTTAGGGATGTCCGCTAATTTTATAAGCAATTCTTGGAATAGAGTATCCATGTCCTTCAGATTGCCATTTGTATCCGTTGTGCTAACGCCCAAGATTTGGCTATTTGAAACTGCCTCTACCGCGAGGTTTTTGAACGCTTTTTCTGCGGTTTCAATATTCACGCCGCTTTGTTTGAATACATAGCCCCATTTTTGCACCGCCTCTGTGCTCATTCCGGTCGCGCGGGCCTGGTGTTCTATGGAGTCGCCAAAATCTATAGCAGCCTGAGTAGCATTTTTGATGGCATCGAAAGCAAAAGCCGCACCTATCCCAGCGGCAATTGTCCCGACAGTTTTCATAGTCTGCTCTATTTGTCGCCCAAACGCACCCAGCTCCGTCTCGACGCCGGTGAGGCGTTCGGTGAACTGGTCCACAAGTTTTAGGGTGACTGTTAGGTCTGACATTTTATTCCTTCGGTTCTTTCTTCTTTTTCTCTTCCACTAAAACACGCCCCCAAATATCAAACACTCTGAGCATGCGCACGGATTGATATAATATCCCGCGACCGTCCGGGTATTGCGACGTGTTTACAAAATGACGAAAGTAGGAAACGAGCCTGGAGGTGTTTGTATCCAAAATTGCACGCGGACACCGCTTGAGCTTTATCTGGTTTGTTCCTTTGCAGTACGAGCATTTCTTATTTTCTCCGTCACATATTGGACAAAAGTAAACCTGTATCGGCTCCCGCCTCGGCCTTACGCAACCCCTTTGCCGCTTCTCCGCGCAAGTTGAACAACAAAAGATGTCCGCTGCGTCGGTTTCCGCGACAAGCAGGTAGGCTGCCGCCATTACTTTTTTAGGTCTTCGGCGTCAATCTCCTTTTCTGCCATCGAAAAATTTGTAATTTTTATTTTGAGAATACGTTTCATCATCCGCGACGGATGACAGTCTTTTGGAAATGCCGGAAGCTTGACAGTTTTGGATTCCCACCCGACAAGAATAATGTCGAGATACGCGTCGATGAATTCCGAAGATTCTTTTGAGGCTGTTGAAAAAAACTTCTTCCGAGCATTGGGTTCTTTCGGAAGAGTATCGTATAGAGAGGTGATCGCCGTTTCCGTATCTCCACAATTGGGCCGGACAAAGTAGCGCACCCCGCTTTCCTTGTCGTCAAATGGTATCGGGTCGCCGCTGTATGGTATGCTCACATCTGCCCCCTTTTGGAAGTTTACCGCGACCCGCCGGGCTGGCGACGAACCTGCTAGGGGGCACCGTGCAATCCGGCGACACCCCGAGCGGATACGCGGAATTGATTATACGCCAATGCCAATCTGGAAATCGTTACGATTGCATTGTCCCTCAAGTTCAAAAGACGATATTCCGCTCAAGTCGCCGCGCTTCCTTACTGTAAACTGCGCGTAATTTGACAGAAGCTGAATATCGTGCCCACTCGGCCCCCATTGTAATGTAAGCGCCCCTTCGGTTGCCGCCGTAATAGCGTACAAGATCGGTGCAAGCGTATTTGTTGCCGCATACGCGGTAACCTTCCATTTGATTTTTCTATCCGTAATATCTGTGTATCCAGAACCGTTTGCCTCGCTAGGATCATCGCGCCCCGCGATTGTTTGTCCCGCTTCAATCTCAAACTTGCTTACCTTCAACGCAGAGAGGCCGCCAACGCAAATGGTCGCCCCCTTAAACGCCGTTGGAGATACGCGTAATTTCGCGTATGAAGTGTCTGGCTGCGTAGAGTCAGCTTCGCCATAGAACGAACCGTCAAGCGTGAATTGTATCTCTGGAACCTTGTTTGCCTGGCCTGAGATTTTGAAATTACCATTGACGTTGTAGAACCGCTTCTTCGGAGCAGCGCTTGCCGCCTGGTCGCCCATATAGTGATCGAGAATACCGCAAGTGCTTTGCGCTACACCAGGAGTATACACAAATACGCCTGGCACAGTTCCCGCGACCGTCTGCGCCCCAACAAAATTGCATGAACCCGTAAGAACCTTCGTCCACTGCGGGGCAGTTTGAGAATAGCTCCCTCCCTGCGCGTTCATGGCGAAATTGAGCTGCATTTTTCCAGTTTGTTTTCCCGGAACTGCCGCGTATTGATCGAAGCTACCCGCCACAATTTCAACCGGGTCAACTTGTATGTCGAAGTCTGCGGTTGAGCCCTTGAGAACCTGGGCAAGGTCGTATTGGTCGAGTGTTGCCGCGCCAGCATCAGAATACACCATGCCGGGCACCGTTTGTGCTCTGTAAAGAAACAGTTCTCGCAAAATATGCATAATGTGCTCCTTGCCGGTGTCCGGCGGTTAGATTACATCACAAACCAAAGAACAATTCCTGTGGCGTCGGTCGTCGTGTGCTCGATTACCGTAACATTTGATACTGCAAAAATTCCATCATCGGGAATCGGCACGTGTTGCGTCGTGTTGCCCCAATCGTCAACTATTGTAACCAAGACAATTGTTCCCGTTGTGAAGCTAATTGCAACGAGGTCTTTGGGTTTATAGGCAACGGTCGCACCGTTTACCGGGTGTGTTTGGCTGGCAATGGTAAAATCAGAAGCAAGAACCGCACCGCTCGCGCAAACCACAAGCGGGTTGAACGCTCCCTGCATGCGCTCTATCATTCTTGGAATGTCTCTTTGCATATTTTTATCCTTTCAAAAATGGGTTGCTACTATCAATTAGCGATTGCGTTTCAAACTGTACGTATGAGCGATAGAGATTTTTCCCGTTGATTGAGACAACGGCGTCGTCATATTCGCTTACCTTTGAAAATTCACAGAACCCGCCACATGTCCGATCTAGCATCCATGCACGGATTATGTCTGCATTAACATTGCGAAAATGATTAACAATTTCGTCGTCTGTTGCGTTGTCGTCGTTGTACAAATCCTCGTATGTGATCGTATATCGAATTGTCGTTTGGTTTGAAATGTTGTCTTCCTCGTCGAGCTGTTCAATCTCTTTCAACAGATTAAGAAATGGATATTGCCCGTTGACATTTTTGATAATCCGCTCTTCTTCAACGGCGGCCGGGGTAAACGAATACCCGGTCGCTGTCGACATTGCTGCAATGGCTGCCTTGCGGTTCGCCGTAATTAGCGCGACGATACATTCTATTGACAATTGTACTGCGCTACTTGTCGCTGTGGCCGTTCCGCACGTCACCACGCACTGATAATATCCCTGGTCTGAGAATTGAGAACTTGCGACAGGAAGAATAGACGACGTTTCCCCTGCCATGCTCGAAAATGTGATACCGTCAAGCGACTTTTCCCACTGATAGGTGATGGCTCCGCTTCCGGTTGCGACAACCGCAAACGACGCCGCCGCGTTAAGCGCGACGCGCTGGCGAACAGGCTGGGTAGTAATTGAAACGGAATCAGCCAAGGATGTCCCCCTCGCGTATCATTTTTTCAACCTTGCGCGTCGCCCGGTTTTCCGCTTCCTCACCACGCTGCATGATAGCCGAATAGCGGCGCTCCCATGTTTTGCTAAAATCAAACTGCTTGTGAACACGAACTCTTTTCCGAAGCGTGAAAAGTATGGGTTGGTTTGGCACGTTTCCCTTGAACTTCCCAAACCTCTTTTCGTTGGACATTCTAGACGTTGACATGGTATAGAAAATGTCCGCGCCTCCTTTTGGCGTGAGCATCTTCATGTCTTTGATGTGATCTTTGAAAAACTCAAGCGCCTGGCTCTGCTTGTAAATCCCGAAATATTGCAGCGCCTTGATATTGGGGATTACCATGTATTTTCCCGGCGCAATTACCCCGCCGTGCTCCTGGAATTCCAATGATTTGTGCAAGCGCTCGTTGGGGCCAATAAGCCCCATCGTCAACGTTTCGTTGAGGGTTTTTAATCCCTGCTTGTAAGACGCAAATTGCTGCACATAGTTTGACGGCCAACCCTTCTCACCTGATTCTGTTTGCTTGTGGTAGAGCTTCCCCTTGATGCCTGCCGTCGAAGTTCGGTTGCGCTGCTTGCCAAGGAATCCCGCACGCTCTTTGTTAAACCAATGGTCTATTTCCTCGGCAAATACTTCCGGCGCCTTTTGGAAAGCGTAAAGTACGCGGCTATCATCGTAGTAGGTTTGCCTTGGCATTATGCCAGCCCCAAGAGAAAAGCGCCTTCGTCCATTCTGATTATCCCCGCAACCAGCATGGTCGTAACTGCACTGTCTCCGGGAATCTTTGTCAATTGGACCTGGTCTGAGTTTACACGCACTGCCTGGATGTCGCTGCGGGAAACGTAGATTTTAACGTCGTACATTGCCCCGCCCTGCTCGTTGCTCGCGCCCTTCATCTGCAAATTTGCGCATTTGTCTGTGCCCCTGAAAATCTGCGCGTTTATCAGTTTCGTCTGGCCGCTCTTCCCAAAAATATAGGTACACGGCTCTTCTAACCCGGAGGCAAGAAAAGCCGTGTCCATATCTGCCATCAGGTCAAACGACACGTCAATTCACCACAAACGCCTTGGGGCCGTAGTTCAGGTCGACCTCGACAAAGCTGGCGGTTGTGGGATTTCCCACTGCGCTCAACTTTGTGATTAGGCCAACTGCCGCATATCCGCTAGTAGTGACTGCCGCCGTTGCAGTAACCGAACTTGATCCGGTTGCCGCCCATGCGGTTTCGCCAATTGTGTATCCGGCAGCCGCTGCTGGCATTTTGTACCGGCCACGTATTACCAGTACGCCGTATTCGCCGTTCTGGATCACGTCGTTTGCTTCTCCACCCGCAAGCGCTTTCTGCCCCTTTGCAACACCAACCATGCCATACCCGGTATCGCCGGCGATGAAAACGAGCTGACCGTTCACCACGTCAGAACCGGTATTGTTGAGCCACTCGATGGTATCATAGGACTCAACGTCCTGAACCAATCCCTGTACTGTGATTGCCATTTGTTCCTCCTGGTTTTTGTTTGCTTGAAAAGTGGCCCGGCATTTCCGGGCCGTTTACAAATGTTTCACCGTGAAACGCTTATGCGCCTGCGTTGTAGCCAATCCCTCTCCAGTCCGCTGCGCCGAAAGCGTAGATCGACATTACGTCCCACACGATACCGCGAGCCTGCCCAATCTCAGTGGGGCCGCTACGAATCTGCGGAGCCTCTTCCCCGGCAAGCGTCGCCTGTATGATGTGCTGGATGTCGTTTACGTCGGCCGCAAACCACCAACCATTCGCTGTGAGCTCGTCGATCACGGGATCCACGATGAGCTGAATGCCCTTCCCCGCAAACGGGTTCATTGCCAGCGGGTTCGCCTGGCTGTTCGCCGTGCCGGATGTTGCGATAACGGTGGGAGAATTCAGAACAATTTCCCACGCGCTCTCGTACTTCGTGCCGGTGATGATGTTCTTGATTGCCGCGTTGGTATACTGGTTTACCGACGTTTTGTCGGGCTGCGGCAATATGATTTTGCGCAGCAGTGACCGAGCATCGGCAAGCGAGGCCGTGGAGGGCACCGCAGGGGCCCCCAAGTTCTTATGGTAAGTTGTGTCAATGAGCGTATGGCTGTCTTCGTTCATTGTCGGGCCAGCTGCGGCAGTGCCAAACAGGAGCGTGTAGCAGTCGCGGTTTTTCTTGCGCTGCACGCTGCGTGCGAACTTCTCCGGCACCGTCGAAAACGCACTCTTGTCGTCGTTGGTGATTGCCTCGAAGGAGAGGTTCCACGCAAGACCAATTTTGTAGAGCGTGATGTATTCACCCTTGTCGCCCATTTTGGCGAACTTCGGATTCTCCGATTCCTTGACCACATTCATGTCCGACATTCCCGTGGTGTTGATCAGCTTGTTCTGTTTGAAATCGTTGAGCGGCTGATCACCAACCCACAACTGGTACGTGGTGTTGGCCTCGGTATAGCCCTTCATCAGGAATTTGTTGGCCGCTGCGGACGTGATATACGGGAAATCCGCCGAACCCTGCGCCGTGGTAGCGCGGGAACTATCGAGAATCGCCCTGGCCACATCGGAATTGCCCATATAGGCCGCGCCGCGAACGCCGGAACGCTCAAGGCATTTTCGGGCCAGCATGAGCAACGAGCCGCTGCGGAAATCGGTTTTGTCAAGATCGGCGACAATCTTGCTGTCCAATTTGGCGGTCGGATAACCGCTGCGAACCAGCATTGCCGTTTCCGCGATACTGCGGAACTTGTCGGTCTCGTCTTCGCCCATTCTCACAGTATCCGGCGCACCCTGCGGTGGGGGCTTCATGAGTTCCTGGGCCTTGACGATCATTTTCTGCCTTGCGTCCAGAGCGGTAAGTTTTTCATCCGCAATAAGCGGCTTGACGAAATCGTCTGGCAACTTGAGTTCGCGGCCAACGGTTTCAATTTCAAGGCTACGCGCCTTGAATGCTTCCACCGCCTCTTTTCCTGCGGCGGCCCTGATTGCATCCACGTCCTGAGTTACGGGCGCGGGAGCTTCCGGATTAACCGGAGTTTTCTGTTCTGGCATCTGAGTGCTCCTTTGTAAAGGTGGAGGATTGTCGGGCGAGCTTCGGTATTTCGTCCGCGCGTCCGCGCCGATAGGCGTGGTCGATATTTCAAATGGATACCATGTCGTGCGAATTGCCATGCGCTTACTTGACCCCACGTTGTTGTATTCCTTGCCATCCACGACTCCGCGCTGGCCAGGCTCTATCCATGTCGTCGCTTTGGGGTCAGTCTTGTAACCAACGGAAAGGTCCGTCAAATGACCCTCGCGTGCAAGAGTGGCGACATCCTGCGCTTGTGGAAGTGAAGAAAAAAACGCGTCCGCTTCCCCGGTGCCGTCTCCCATATCCGCCATGTTCCGGCAGGACCCCAGCATTGAGCGGCAACCGTCTGAGCGGTCGTGAGAATCGAAAAACGGAACTTGCTTATTCTCCGGTAAAACCATGCCGCGCATGCAAAGCACTTCTCGGATGATTTCCCACGATTCGCGGTCGAGAACGTCAACTGGGTTTTCGGTGACGAATGTGGCGCGTATTTTCCGCTGCGTTACGTTCCCCTTATCGTCCTTCTCTTCCTGGTAAGTTTTGGGGGCAAATGAGCGGTATATTCCTCCGTCAACCAAGACCGGGTCTCTATTTTCTGTCGGCATTCTCATCCTCCTCAGTTGTCGTTTGATCGGGAAATTTATTCGCTGTCGCCGTTTGAACTATCGCAGGAGCAGATATTCCCAACTTGTCCTTTTCTTTCTTTTCTTCTGCGAGCGTAGTGTAAAGGTCGTCTCGGTCTTCTCCGGTGAGTTCACAAAAACCTTCGTCAGACAACCAACCCTTGTCGCTCTGGACAATTAGAGAATTCATGTCCTTGAGCGGGTCAACAAAATCCCACCGGTCCGGCGTCCATTTTGTATGACAATATCCCCATGCGTTTTCGTTGAAGTCAACAATGGATTTCCCCGGAATCAAACCGGCGAGAAACGCCCATTTCACAAACTGCCTATTGATTGGTTGACAAAGAGCCCTGACAACAAACTGCTGCTTTGTCTTGTAGTGCCTGCGCCGGTCACTCGTAACCGTGCGAGAAGCGGAGAAAGACGAGCCCTGGGTATCCGCGCACATTTCCTGATAGGAAATTCCCATGCCTGAAGAAACCTGGTAGAGGTAAAGTTCAATCATCGCCTGGAATGTGTCGCGGATATTGTCGGTCGATTGCACCACCTCCGGCTTTGTCGGGCTTTTGATGATAGATGCAGGACTCCACGACACTTGATTGTTTGGCCCCGTCTTATTCCCGCTCCCCGGAAATTTGCTGTCTTCCCTTACCCACAACGCAATCGTCGCTTGAATTCGTGACGCAATTATTCTGTCTTCCTGCAATTGCGATAAATCCCAAAGGGTGGTAAGCACCGGCGCGAGCCACGGTATGCCTATGAACTGATTGCAGTGCCATTTCTCGTAACAATGAAGCATGTTGTCGGCAGGCATATTGAAAAACATCCACGTAACGAGGTCTTGGAAATAATATTTCTGCGGTTCTCCAAACTCATTTATCTCGACGCCATTGTAAATCATTGGCGCTGATGGCATGGCGAAATTGTCATGCGAGAATTCGATGTATGATTGGTCGATAAGTTGGAACGCAAATGGCAGGAGATTCTTTTTCGGCGCAGGCACGTAGTTTACAAATAGTCCGCCTGATATGCAGCAATTTGAAATGAGCTTTCTTTGCAAATCAATGAAAGAATCGTGAGAGGGCCGCAACATCTCGTCAGAAAATTGCTCCCAAAGGTTGTCGAGCACTTTCCCGAGCCCCGGTATCTCATTTCCGTTTTCGTCTTGGGGTTTATGTCGAGGCGTGATGCCGTTGCCGATGATTTGCGATTGCAGGACGTTGACGCATGAGCGGGCGTATGGATCGGTATCAAAAGCTCGTTTTGCGCGTGCAAAAAGGCGGCGATATTCTAGGCGGTAGATGTTTTGATCGACTAAAACCGTTGGATTCCAGTCACCGCGAACCGGGGAAAGGTCCGCTGCGGGGAAATATCGCTCCTTTAATTTGCCGATTTCGCGCACAACAACGTCGTTAAAACGCGGATTTGGAGGCACCTCACCGCGCCGAAACGACCGATATTGAGCGATTTCTTGACCTATTTTGGAGAAAATCCCCATCAAAAATATCCTTTTGGGCTCGGAACCATAGTGTAAATGCCGCCTGCATCCTCGTTATCGAGTGCCCGCTTGGCCGCCAAAGCCTGCGCCGTGGTCGCGTAGTCAATCCTGCGGTCGCCAATGGAGAGGGATTTCACCCCGCGCTTGGCTGTTACGGTTGCGGTGTCTTGGATTGCGTTGAGGTCTGCGTCTGTGGTCATTTAGCAACCTCCATTTAACCGGGAAAAGAAAAAGGCCAATGCAACTGAGTGACCAGTCACTTGGCCTTTTTCTGATGTGTTCCCGGCGGATCAGGCCAGGACTACCGGGATATTTTAACAAAAAAAAGGTCCGATAGCCGAACCCGCAACGCAAGCGTCGCGAATCCAACTACCGAACCTGTAAAGAGCGAAAATCGGTCGGGACTACTACCCGACAATATACAATTTACGGCATTGCTTGAAAAAAGTCAAGAAAAAAATAAATTATTTTGAAAAGGCCCGGATTGCCCGCCGCTGTTGGTTGCGACAACAACGGCACTGATAGTAATATACTACAAAAAAAACGAAGTGGGTTAATTATTTTTTGAATATCAAAAGGATATCATTGCTTCCCTGCATTATTTTCATGTGAATAAACCACCCCTGCTCCGCCATAGAATCTATTGCTACCTGGCACTGCGTGACAGTTGTGGCGAACGTCTTTTGCTGCATTTTACCGCCAACAGGCTGCGGATCAACCAGTGGCCTCGACTGTTGCTGCCCCTGCAGTGGCCGGCTATTTTGATTACTCATCAAAACCCTCTCCTTCTGGCACGCTCGCGCACGCCGGTTAAAAATCCGCTTGTTTCTTCTAATTGCGACTGCTCAACATTCCGATTTTCTCGCAACTCTATCATCTGCGCCTTGCGCGTCTCTACAATCTGTGCCGCATCGAAAAGGATCTTGTCCAATTCGCACAACACATACCCCGCCTGAATCAAATTCTCACAGTCCCGGTAATGGTCACAGCCGCCCGAAATCCAATGGACGTTCACGGACCCGTCTTTTTTTGTTTCTTCCTTTTCGTACTGCTTGACAAATTGCTGCTTGTAGTCTTCGGGAATATCTTGCGGCAAATGCCAGTTGTCTTTTTCGCTGTCGTTTGAAACGATCTTTGACAGATTACGCGTGTTGCCAAAGTAAATGTCGTCCTTGCCAAGCTTAATGAGCGGGTGAAGTTTGTTTGGACTACCGATATACGGGAAAAGCCAATCTATGGTTGCACATGCTCCGTCAACAAACGCGGGCTTATGCCCTCCACGGTCAATGAGGCCGACAGCCCTGTACAGTTCCCTACCGTCAGCTGTCTTTAGATCCTTGCGCTCGAGTGCCATGCGCAGTTTGTCGGCAACCACAGCCGGGTTCTGATCCTTCTCCATATCGGCGGCAACATAGTCGCAATCAATAAGCCATGACTCTTTCCCCGCACCATACCCGCGCACAACGTAATAAAACCCCTTGTCCTGAGTGTCAATGCCAACCAGTATAGCGACAACGCCATCCGGTATCACATCATCGATAATGTTGTAATCGCCCTTTTTGCTGTCAAGCCATGCCGTGGCCCGCTCCTTTGCAAATATCTCCCCAAATTCCCCCATATCCTCGTTCAAAAATGAAACCAACTTAACCGGGTCTCCTGAGCGTTCAGCCTCGTAAAAACGAGCGAGGCACTCAGAGAATTTGAAGCTGTAATCGACGAGACGAGACCACTGAAAAGAAATTCTCGTCCGCTTTGGTTTTGGATTTTTAATTGTGCCATTGTGCTCAACTCGCTCTTCTTTGGTTGCCCAAACAACTCGCTCCCCCATTTCGATGCGTAGTCCCTCCAAGATATTTCCCCCGCAAGCGCAGCATTCATAATACGCCGCGTCGTCACGCCTAATTCTTTCCGGGTCGTGGTCTTTTTCTTTGTTGGCATTTGGAACCTCTTTGATTTGTTCAAGTGTCAACTGTTGATACTCTCCACAGATCGGGCACGGATATTTCGGCACCAGGTTTGTAACGCCACTCGTATACATTTCCCGGTAAAGTGTGTCACCCTTGAACTTTGGTGATGATTCGAGTATTTCCTTTTTCTTCCCCATGATGCCGTATGCTTCCTGCCGCCCGCGCAGGAGCTTGATCTTGTCGTAGTTGCTTTTTGTGTCAATTTGTGATGCCCGATACTTGCAAACCTCCGAGGCATAGATAAGCCCGGCGCTAAACGTGGCTATATCAGACGCGACTTCCGCAGATGCCACACGCAAGATGCAACTGCGCAGTTTTATTTTCGATTGCGTGAGATTGTCTTCGTTGCCGTCCCAGAGTGCGCGGATCGCCGGAACCTCGCGTATTGTCGGCGCTATGCGATCCTGAAATACATCCTCGACCGTATCGCGCTTGGCATACAAAAACATGCCGTGCATGGGCATATTGCAGACCACGTACCATACCGCCATTTCAGCAAGCAATGATTTTCCCGTCTGCACCGGCCCGCAATACATAACCCCGTCATATCCGCATATCGCATTCAGCGGTTCGCGCTGCCATGGGTAGAGGGTTATTCGACCCGTTGCCGCATACCCGGCCCCTTCCACCAAAAAGAAATTTTCCTCTGCCCACGCCACCGGCAAGGGGATTGGTAGAACCGCAAGCGCTTCCCGTTCGGAGTCGGAAGCAAAAGGCTGTTCATCTGTTACCGCGGGAAGGAGGAGAGTTTCCATTCACTTGTGGTTGCTGCTATAGTGATTAAGCGCCACCGTCATCATCTCCCGCAACTGTGGCCGCACCTGCTCCACTGATTTCTGACAAAGCAAATGCGCGTTTTTGTCCGATAATTCAAACAGAAAGTTTTTGAGCGACAGCGCACGTGACGTCATTATTTGCTTATGCGTTTCCAGTGTTATCATCTCGCTCTGCATGCGCGTGATGTCCATTTCCAATTTTTGGCACTGGAGCCGCAACTTCTCTGTTTCGAGATCGGTCTTGCCGGACGGCTTCTGCTTCAGCTGCGCGTCACGCCACGGCACAACCTCGCCCAAGTTCAGCGTGCCGCCCTTCTCGCGGGGACAGTCCCAAGCCGCAACAGCGTCACGCGTGAGCTTATAAATTGCCGCCACCTCCTGAATTAAAAAACCAGACAGGTCGTGCCTAATCAGGGAGGAGCGCGAGGCTTTGGGCTTTCTTTTTTGGATCATACAACCACTTCTTATAGGTATATCAATTAAATAAACATTAACTTGCTTTTTGGCCCGTGCCGGGATTATGTTTTCCTACGCAACAGCGGCATTTTCTTCTCCATCCGGTATAGTACACAACAAAAACACCCAATTCAGCGAAATTTCACGAGATTTTTGAGGGGCCGCGTGCAACCTCATTGCTTTTGCCTTCCAGTAGTACCTTTGACATATACGAACGCCCTCATGATTGTTCCCCCCCCAAGTCAAGCCTTGTCATGTGCATACAATGCTTGATAGTTGCTATGTGCAACTCTTGACAGCATCGCGCCTTCTCTTGACGTGTTGGGTTACTTGACTGCATGATACGCCTCTTGCAATAGTCGTTCATACTCACGCACCCATGGCGCATTGTCCCACGACTGCGCTATCTTATAATAATGTTCCCATCCTTCTGCTCCCAATCTGTCAAGGATAGATTCTCCGAGTTGCGCAACCACGTCTTTGGACAACAATGACGCGCACGTCAATGATGGTTCTGGCATTTTGATTCGTATCGTTGATACCCCATAGGACAGTGCATCCATTGCGAGTATGTGATTGTTCCATGTTGCTGTATCAAGCAGCGCGTCACATGACAGAATGATTGATTGATATGTATCACTGCTATTAATTACACGCACGCGCTCGTTGCCAAAAGCGTGATGCGCGTTCAATATTTCATCGCGCTTATCATCCATAAATTGTCCATCCATACGGATGTAGTGCAATTCATATCCAGGTAATGCATTCATGGCAACAGCGTGTAATTTTATATCTTCCGGCATTATCTTTGACAAATTAGACAAACAACCTATTACGTGTGTTTCTGTTGTTTTGCATGGTACGCCAGAGATAAAGGACAGCGGTGAATATCCGTATTTGTTTTTTAGCAATGGCTCTGTAAACCCCTTGCAAATATCCGAGCCAATGCGATAATCAAAAAAAGGCAATGCTGTCGTACCGGGATATCCAAAACCCGTTATCTGCATTGGCGCAGGATGTTGTGCGAATATTGGGAGATTGGGACCACCCGCGCAATGTCCCATTGGATCAACGAGAATATCTATTTCTTCGGCCGCAATTAAATCAAAAATTTCCTTTGCTTTTGCGTCGCGTATTGTAAATGACTTTTCAAAGCGCTGGCCTATCTGAAATGTGAGGTCGTCGTATATCGTGTTGTTGTAGAAAAACACCGTTTTGAATTTATCTTTGTCGTGGTTTTTTATTACCTCAAACAGCAATCGCGCGTTTCCACCCAGCGACGCGTCACTGGTGAGATACCCAATGTGGATTCTGTCGTGATGATAATGTTTCTGTGGAAGATTCAAAATATTGGGAAAATATTGTGCAATCAGTTCCCGCTCTGAAAGCGGTATTCCAAGGTGCTCGCAAGCGAAATAATAATTCGATGGCGCGTACACTTGCTTGCCAAGCAGCGACTTGAATATGTCGTGCGCTTTTTGAACTTGTCCAACGTCAAGGAGAAATCGCGCGTAGTTGTTCGCTACGATTGGATAGAGCGTAGGGTTGTCTTTGTTTTGCTCATATGCTTCGCGCGTGGATTCAAGGTGATGTTTATATTGGCGGTATTCCAAATCATTTTTTGGTAGGCTGTCGCAAATTTTACGCAGCTCATCGGCCACGTCAACCATCATTTTGTTCCTTGTAGAAACATTTTCGGGCAATAAAAAAAGCGCAAACAGGTGAATGGGCACCCATTTGCGCTTTTGTAAACCTTACAGTTCCCGGCTAATTAGGCCGATTACCGCCCGAGAATGTCAATGATTGTTTTTAATTCTTTTTGCACTGTTGTAATTATATATCATAAAAAACACTCGCGCTACATTTTTCTCACATTTTCGCAAGCGCCCATATATATTGGTCGCAGCTATTTTTACTTTTTTGTCACACTGCGGGGAAAATCGAGTATATTTCTTCTTGTGAGCTGGAAACTTCACTTCGACAACAATTAACCCGTAGGGCGCTCTGGCATCCCCAGATTGCCTGTATCGTCCATCCGTGCGTAGGTTCTTCCAGCTCCGGCGCACGGGTGGCGAACGGGATTTTAGGCCAACATGGCAAAACGTTTCACATCCACGGAAAAATGGGCCGATCCTTGGTATCGAAAACTATCACCAAAGCACAAGTGCCTTTGGGATTGGCTTTTCACTAACTGCGACATCGCAGGCACCATCGAACCAGACCTTGGACTCGCAGAATTTCAAATAGGCGACAAAATTGATGAATCTGACCTTGAACCGTTTAACGACCGCATTAAAAAGCTTCCTTCTGGCAGAATATTTCTTTGTAAGTTTCTTGAATTTCAATACGGTACATTAACTGAAGAATGCAGAGCTCATCGGCCGGTATTAAAATTAATTGATAGACTATCGATACCCTATCACGATATTGGTGATAGGGACAAGGAACAAGAACAAGAACAAGAACAAGAACAAGAACAAGAACAAGAACAAGAACAAGACAAAGAACAAGAACAAGACAAAGAACAAGAACAAGACAAGGAACAAGAACCAAAGCGGGACACATTGGGACGCGTCCAAGGGGGGAAGGAAAAGTATTTTGAAAGTTGCAAAGAATGCTATGAGGCGCTTTTGGTTGATGAAAAATGGATTATGGAACAAAAAAAATTTCATCCCGGCCTTGACGTGCATCTAACACTTGAAAAAGCGTACACGCAATTTTGGGGAACAGACGCGGGATGGGAATATTCAAAAAAGAAAAGAAGTAAAAGCAAAAACTGGAAAACAACATTTTCTAATTCGCTTTCTCAGCCAGCAAATAAAGTGTGGTTGCTAAAAGAAAAACCACCTGTATCTTTCGGTCGTCAAGAGGTTTCACCGGACGCACTCAAGGCCCAAGTCAAACGCTTCATGGAAAGGCACGCCGATGAATCGTGAGACATTTTTTACAGCATTTCTGACGCTCCAAACATATTTCGGGAAACAACTCACAGACCCAATCATTGAGGTCTATTGGAATGTTTTGAAAAAATATTCCGACGAGGTTTTCGCGCGCGGCATTGAAAGCCTTATAAATAATTTCCACCCCACAAGTACAGTACCTTTCCCGCTGCTTTCTGATTTTGCGTCTGCTATGGGCATATCAGGAGAGAACCGCGCACACGCAGCCGTGTCGGCTATTAAGAGGGCCGCAGAAATAGCTGGGGCATGGCGGTCTGTGGATTTTGGCGACCCCGCGCTACATGCTACGATAAACAGATTTGGAGGTTGGCCGGAAATTGCGAATTGGGCGAATCGCGGCAAATGGGAATTTCAGGAAAAGAACTTCATGAGAGCGTATGAGGCCGCAATTGAATGCAGGGAAAGCGCGGATTATCTTGTTGGACACTTTGAGCTTGACAACAATACAAAATCGCAAACAGTGTGGACTCAAAAGCAAATAGAATTTGCAAGCGCCGGCCCATACAAAGCGTCTTGGATTGGCGCAGGATTTTCTCACCAGCTTGAAAATAAATCGGACAACAAAGAAATTGGTTTCGATCTTTCCGATTTGACAAAACATATTGGCAAAGACATTTAATGTGGGGAAACTATGCCGACAATTAAAGAACAGCTTCTTTCTAAATGCGAGGAGGCGCGGGACACGTATCCCGAAGGGCATCCACAACGGGTGAAGATCGAAGCGCAGATTGAAAAGTTGAAGCCCAAAACAGAAAGGACCCCACATGGGAAATCCCAAGCTCGTCATTAATCCACTCCCCACCGTGCTCGCCAGGGTCAGCGCACGCGCGGACGCGACGTTTGCAGCATACGCGCCGTACTACGAGCGCGAGAAAAGGCGCCACCACACCGTGCCTGAGGGCGGGATACGCACGGTGAGGTTTGCGGCCGGCAAGGGATACTGGCGCGCACAGAGCGAAGGGGGGAGATGCTGCAGAAAACAAAAATAGACTGCAGGTTCGAGCGCGTTATCGTTGGCGCAATGTCTGGATCCGGCGCTGTGCCGGTGAGACAGGAATGGGTGGACTCAATCAAGACAAATGTGCCCGCAGAAAAAATTTGGTGGAAGGGTGGAATGGCGAACCTTCTGTTGCGGGAAATGGCAGGTGTGGAGAATTGATCCGATATCACCAGTCGAAGCGCGACGCGAACCACAACGTCATTGTGCGCACCCTCCAACAATCAGGCGCGAGCGTGATTGACATATCGGGCCAGGGCGACAACGCGCCTGACATAATCGTTGGCTTCCGCAGCGTAAATTATTTGGTGGAGATTAAGGTGGAGGGCGCGAAGTTGCGCAAGGGGCAAGCCGAACTCGCGGCACGATGGCGCGGCGCTCCAATCTATGTGTTGCGGACACGATATGACTGTTTGCAAATGTTGGGGTTACTTTAACAGGGAGGAGTTTGACAAATGAAAGAACATCAATTTGAAGTTGAGTGTCAATTGATTCGAGGCATGTCTGTAACTGTTGGCACGATCTATCACGATTTTGGAACGCACGATGGCAGACGCATTATTGCGCGATTGCAAAAACATTTTGCCCTCATCAATCAACACATTCACAGCGAACACCTAAAATATGCGGATGGAAAACCCCATGATTTTAAGACATATTGGAAAAAAGACGGGTCATGGGATATGTGTTTTTGTCACCCCGACAGCCTGGTAAAAA